GTGCCTAAGATCAGCTGTTATATCAGTGCCTTGGAAATGGATACGTCACGTCTCAGTGATCCTACGTTTGTTTCTAAGGTTCATGTGAGAGAACGCAGATTTACAGATGCCGGCGGAACCAGAGAATATGAGAATGTGCAAGGAGGCAACTACACAGTAGAAAGACTTGCGCCAACTCCTTTCAAGATGACCATGAAAGCAGACATATGGACTTCAAACACGGATCAGAAACTGCAACTGCTGGAACAGATCTTGGTGCTGTTTAACCCCAGTTTGGAACTACAGACCACAGACAACTATCTAGATTGGACCAGTCTCAGCACACTGTATCTTACCAGCACTAATTTTACTTCAAGGACTATTCCTGCCGGAGCAGAAAGTGAAATAGATGTATGTACATTGGGCTTTGAGATTCCAATATATATTACTGCTCCTGCAAAAGTGAAAAAATTAGGTATTGTACAGACTATTATTTCGAACGTATTTACTGAGACCGGAGACGTTGCTGATCTCGAACAGTTGATATACAATCGTGAAAAACCAAAAATTTCTACTGTCAATAATTCTAATAATAGATATCGTGTGCTGCTGTTCAAATCCAACACTGGTAATCTCACAGATAATCAATATGATCTCACGCTGGTCAATCCTGACGCAGCAGTTATATCACTGGGACTGGATACACAAGAATATAAAAATGGTGAGCCCGTAGAATGGGATCGTATCCTAGAAGTGCAAGGCGGGTATGTGCCAGGCAGCGATGTGTTTTTCCTCAAGGAGGATGACAGCGAGATCGTTGGAACATTTGTGATAAATCCTTTAGATAGAACTGTGTTGACAGTGACCTTGGATCCGGATACCTATCCTACTAATTCAGATATCGCAAGTGCTATAGAAACCCGCGGCACAGTAGATGCTATCATAGACCCCTACAAATATAATCCTCTAGAAGTCTATGGCACACACGCAGCCATACCTGTGGGGCTGAGGTTCCTCATGTTGGAGGATGTCAACAACAGTGCGAATCGTGGAGGATTCATCGAATACCCCAGCAACCCCGCAGACAGCACCAATGTTCCTTATCGCGGACCACAGGCCTGGCGTGAACCCGGCAACAACGATTCATCATGGGAAAATCAAGACGGCACAGATCCTGTGATCGCAGCCAACTCCATTATAGAATGGACTGGAGCGAGATGGACCACGATATGGGATCCTGCCGATAACAGCACGGAAGATCCTGCGTTTGCAGCTACATAGGAACTTCAGGATGGTCTGACGCTAAGTACTCACATGCAACAGCGTGCCGGACTGCTATTTTTAGCCAAAACCACAGGTAGAATACTGTTGATCCTCGAGGATCAACGATGGACCGTGCCCACTTTCGTGAGGTCAGGACCTCTGTTGGAAGACAGTGCTCCACTGCTCAAAGACTATGCCTCGGGTAGGATACTGCCTATTGAGCTGTACCTGTCAGAGGATCGAGGATTTGAATACGGCACCTATGTGTGTGTGGTGGATCAAGAATTTCTAAACTCTGCTGTGCGAACTGTGTGCTGGGCCGATCTAGATGATCTTCCTAAACAACTGCACCTGGGTTTAAAGACCACGCTGAACAATCAAGTGATTAGAATTAAAATTGAAACTATCATGGAGTTAGAAAATGTCAAGCCTACTACAGAAATCTAGTAGATTTCAACAAGACCACGAACGTTATCTAGCCAAGATCGAACAGATTCCAGAAGGTGAGTTCAAACGAGAAGTCAAAGAGCTGCTGAACAAATTGGTCGCTGAGGTTAGAAAACTAGATACCATGCACATGGAAATGATCTATACCAAACAGATGCCGTCCATGGGCGCAGATATGAAACAGGACATCTTGACTCTTAGGAAAAAGCTAGACAGCAAACTCAAAAGTCTAGACTAGTTCGGATCTAATTAGATGCTGCCAAAGTTCTTGATGGTTATAGTGCCTACCATGCCAGCATGTGATTGACATTGATATCTATAGTTGCCTGATATAGAATCAGGAATCTTCCAATACAAAGTACCCGATTGTTTGCCCTGGGCCGATATCAAATCTATAGGCTGATATACCATTGGCAGTGACATCCAACATAGTGATCGCAGGAAGATAGAATCTATCCACAGTGAGACTTCCTGCATCGCTGAGACCAGTGAACGCAGTTACACCTGCTGAGACCGTGCTGGTTATGGTCACTGTGTCTGTACCTGCATCTGTGGTAATAGAAATCCCTGTGCCGGCTACTAACGTTAATGTATCTGAACTGGAATCTGCTACTACACTGCTTTGACCTTCTACTGCAATAGTAGCGAAACTGTTAGATGAACCACCGCCGCCTGTGAAAGTTATAGTATCGGTGCTGGCATTAGTGGTGATAGTAATTCCTACTCCTACCAAAGTCAGTGTATCAGTAGCTAAGTCTGCTACAACATTTGATTGGCCAGCTACTGCTATTGTTGAAAAAGTATTCGGTCCGTTAAATGTTATTTCGCCGTCGGCGGTCGTTGCTGTAGAAATTCCACCGCTACCTATAAACTTTAATACATTTCCACTGGACACTGTTCTAATTGTAGAATCGTCTCCAGCTATTGTTAATTCAAAATTTCCGGTGCTGCCTCCTCCTACAGCATTTACTTTTGCTAAAAATGCAGCATTCGAAACATTGGTTAGATCGCTTTTTGCTAGCGAAATACCGCCTTGAGATTGTCCGCTATACAAGCGAAGAGTGTTAGCATCTCTATCATAGAATATTTCTCCGGATGCACCGATTTTACGGTCAAGAAAATCAGCGTCTCTTGGTGTTATTCTAAAGTTTTTTAGTGGTAACGACATATGAGTCCTGGATATTACTATATTTATTCAGAAATTATGATAAGAAACACTATGTTCAGAACCTATCTTGAGACGATATTTCAAAAATAAATAGAACAATGCGAATTTTTATTCTTTAATTTATGATGTCTCGGGTCAGTTTAATTGTTGTTGATAACTTTTTTGATGATCCTGATTCAGTGAGAGATCTTGCTCTAAGTGTTCCTTATAACTTTATAGCTGATTATCCCGGAATGAGAACGAAAGGAATCAACGAAATCCAAAGTCTGCAGCTGAAAGAAAAATTTGGAAAAATTTTGAATCAAACTATTACAAGATGGGATATGTTTGATGGCGATAGTAAAAAACACATGAATACTTGCTTTCAATTATGTCTTAAAGATGATACGACTTGGGTACATCATGATTATACCAAGTGGGCAGCAGTGGCATATCTTACACCCGACGCTGATATAGATAGCGGTACAGGATTTTTTTCTCACAAAGAAACTGGAATATGTGTTTGGGATAAAAATAATCCCAAAACCGATTACAATACCACTGACGACATGTACGACATAGATAAGTGGCAGTTAATTGCTGAAGTAAAAAATGTTTACAATCGAATGATTTTGTATAGAGCCGATCAATATCATAGAAGTATGGTTCCAGGATTTGGTAATAATTATCTGACTGGTCGATTAACGCAGGTGTTTTTCTTTGATACCGATGAATAAAGATATTGCTATCACGAAATTAGATGAGAAATATCTATCTGTCCGATTAACACAGGTGTGTTCTTTTAATTTATGATACAACATTTTAGCAACGTTCTTCCAAAGTTCTATTTGCAGGATATTCAACAGAAAATATTCGGATCAGACATTACGTGGGTGCATCACAATGAAACTGCTGGCGGATACAACGGTAACTACTCATGGATAGATGATAATAATACTGAAGAAACTGATTTATTCAGTTATAAACCACCTAAGAATGATAATGAAAAATTGTTTTCTTATGATGTTTTAGTTTATGCGATTTCGGAATTGATAGGGCATACATTTGAACTAGAAAGAATAAAAACCAATCTCATGCTGCCTAAAGTCAAATATAAAACAGACGGGTATAATCGACCGCACGTGGATTATCCTGAACCGGGCATGAAAACTTTTTTGCTGTATCTCAACGATTCTGACGGTGATACTTTTATATTTGATAAAACATACACGGGAGAACATCCTGGACAAATGAACGTAATAGAACGAGTAACTCCAAAACAAAACACAGCGATATTGTTTGACAGTCATAGATATCATGCGAGTTCTATACCCACACTTACACAACGTTCGGTAATAAATGTTGTATTTTGGGAGCCTGGATTTAAACAAAAATACTGGGAAGAACAGCAGATAAAAATGCAAGTTCCTTTTGATCCATTACCCGAAACATTTAAGGGAACCAATCATATAAAAACATTTTTCCAAAAAAAATGACCGATATAATTGTTATAGATAATTTCTTTGAAAACCCTTACGATGTTAGAGAATCTGCACTCAATAAAAGATTTGACCATTTTGGTCGATATCCCGGCATGCGAACTTCGGGAGTCGATGCTCACCGGTCCTCTTTTTTAAAAAGTAAATTCGAAGAGGTTCTTCATCTCGAAATAAAAAATTGGACCAATTGTCCAAACGGCAAAGGCAACATGAATACCTGTTATCAACTTTGTTTAGAATATGATGAGAGTTGGGTGCATCACGATGGGACTGACTATGCTGCTGTAGTTTATCTCACTCCTAACCCAGATGTGAACAGCGGAACCGGATTTTTCTTTCATAAAAAATATAAAATTAATAAATGGGATCGTAGCGATGATTCTACAGACATGAATAAAAATCTCGAACTAACTAATCAAGAAGATTGGGTGTGCCATGCCGAAATAAAAAATGTTTTTAATAGATTGGTACTGTATCGAGGACAGCTATATCATCGGAGCATGAAACCCGGATTCGCTCGTAATTATGTCGAGGGTCGGCTCACACAAGTTTTTTTCTTCAACACACTCGATTTCGCTAAGTAACGTTATGATCCAATATTTTGAAAATTTTGCATCCAGTTACCTTCAATCCGATATTGAAAATGAAATTTTAAAATCAACATCGTGGCTATGGCAATATCGAGCTGAAACAGCAGGCCAGTACGCTGCTAACGATTTCGCATGGATTGAAGATCAAAATACCGAAGACTCGCCGCAGCTAATTCATATTATCAATAGCGATTCCAAGGACATGTCTATTATTAGTCCATTAGTTTATAACATATTTGAGGCTGTTGGAGATAAATTGCAATTTCAAAGAATTAAAGCAAACTTGTTGTGGCCTAATGCTAATAGGAAAAATCCTAACTCCTATCATAGACCACATGCCGATCACGGAAGAATGGATGCCAAAACTTTAATTTATTATGTAAATGACGGTGACGGTGACACTGTTATCTTCGATAAGATATGGACTGGCGAGGACCCTGGATCTTTAACCGTCGTAGAGCGTATTCGACCTAGGCGCGGGTCTGCAATACTTTTTGACAGTGTACGCTATCACGCAAGCTCTAGCCCAAGCAAAGATGTTAGGTCAGTCATCAATTTTATATTTTGGCCGAGACAGGTCGATCCACAAGATCCACAAGGAATGGCTCCCCCCATTCCTACAAACATCCCAGTAGGAAAAGGATTTACAAGACAATGAAAGTAAAAAAAGTAGTTGTAGTAGGCGGCGGTACCGGTGGTCTAATCACCGCACTGCTTTTAAAAAATGCCCATCCTTATATCGATGTGGATTTGATAGAATCTAAAAACATTGGTATAATCGGAGTAGGCGAGGGCAGCACCGAACATTGGGCTAGATTTATGCGTAATTGTGATATTAGCCTGCACGAACTTATAAGTGAAACTGATGCTACATTTAAATATGGTATAAATTTTGCAAACTGGAACGGTGATGGTCAAAGCTACATTCAATCAGTGAATGGGGAAATGAACGCTGCGGGTCCGCACGGGATAAAATTTGTTTATGCTAATCTAGTTTCAAAAAATAGTAATCCATTATTTCTTATCAAACCTTATGTAGTAAAAAGCGAACTACCAGAAAACAATTATAATATTAATCAATTTCATTTCGACACAGTAAAGCTTAATCAGTTTCTCCACAAAAAATGTTTTAAAAAAGGAATTAAATTAATTGAGGCGGATCTGGATCAAGTAGAACTGCATGAAGATGGTTCGGTTAAATCTCTACGGGCTGTCGACGGAAGAACGTTTGAATATGATTTTTACGTAGACAGCACAGGGTTTTCAAGATTGATAATCAGTAAAGCCATGGGAATAAAATGGATCAGTTATTCTAAGTATCTTCCTATGAACAGTGCTATTGCATTTCCAACCGAAAGACTCGAAGAAATTCCGGCATGGACACTGTCTAGAGCAATGCCATCTGGATGGTTATGGAGAATTCCTACTCAAGAAAGATTTGGCAATGGATACGTGTTCAGTGATAAATTCTTAGATTTTGATGGTGCCCAGAAAGAGGTAGAAGATTTGTACGGCCATCCTATTCAAATAGCTAAAAAAATTAAATTTGATGCAGGTTGTCTAGAAAAATCTTGGCATAAAAATTGTGCGGCAATTGGGCTCAGCAGTAGTTTTATTGAACCGTTAGAAGCCAGCTCTATTGGAACGTCGATTCAACAGGCCATGATATTGTGCGAAGTTCTGCCTTATTATATTGATAATAATACTCGGGCCGAACAGATATTTAATAAGCATTCAGACGAAATCTTACAGAACATTTTAGACTTTGTAGCACTACACTACATTACAAAAAGAAATGACACCGATTTCTGGCAAAGTGTAAAGACACTGCCAAAGCCGCCTGGATTAGAAGAAATGTTAGCAATCTACAGAAACAAATTTCCTTCTGATTTAGACTTCGATAACAAGCGGGTCCTGTTTCAAGCTGCTAATTGGATACTAGTCATGCATGGGTTAGGAATAATGGATCCTTTAGTAGCCAAAAAAGAAATCGAAAAACTTCCAGAGTTGACTAAAAATAATATAGATGCACATATGCCTCCAAGTTTTTATGACGCTGGAAAAACTTGGATCAGCCATAGACAGGCAATTAATAATATCCTAGGGCTGTGATGTTTATTTTTAAAAAAAAGAAACTGTCAGTGGACTGTTTCATATCTAATAGCCATATAGCTACATTATTTCCTATATGCCATACAATTAAAAAAATGCCCGAATGGTGGAAATCTATTCCGAAAACCACCGATATTCAAAATTTTCCTGTAGAGATGAGCACGATAAAAAGATGTCCGGGATTCAAAGATCTTTTTGCTCGTAGCATCTGTATACCGGCCTGGAGTGAATATCGATTATATCAAGATCCTAATTATGGCTTTAGCCATACTGCCCCTAATTCTGTAGCTATAGGCAATCAACATCAAGAGGGACAGATGGAGGGATCTTTTCCTAATTATCAACATTATAAATTAATCAGTCCCTGGATGTTGAAAGAAAAGAGCGGAATTTATTTTTCTATGGTGCAGGCTAGCTGGCACATGCAAGATCCTTGTGGGTATCATATACCTGCAGGGTGTTTAGAATTCAAATACCAGCATTCTACTCACATAAATTTAGTGTCTCCTAAAAAAGAAAAATTGCACGAATACACAATCGATGCTGGTTCTCCGTTAGTGTACTTACTACCGAATACTGATAAAGAAATTAAATTAAATGTACAGATAGTAAATGAAAATGAAATTGCCAAATTGAAAACATATCATCATAGTTTTTATAATAGTTATGAAATCACTAAAAAAATCCTGAGGAAAAAATGAATAATTTTATAGAAATTTATCAGAACGCAATGTCTTCTGATGAATGCCAAACTATAATTGAATACTTCGAACAGATGCGAGCTAACAATCTAGTATTTTCTAGACAAGATCTGCGTGACGGAGAGCCGCATCAAAAAAATGATGAATCAATTTTTTTAACACTGCCAGAAACATATGTATTACATCAAACACACCCTATCCTTAGGCTGTTAGTAAAGAGTGTTCACGATTGCTACCTTCAATACACAAAAAGATTTAGTGTGTTAAAAGATTCAAAACTTCACGGGATAAACAGCATTAAACTACAAAAAACCGAAATCGGTGGCGGATATCACAACTGGCATTACGAAAATAATGGTACATCGGAGGGAAGTAGATTTTTAGCATTTACCGTGTACTTAAATAATGTTGGAGAGGGAGGTGAAACAGAATATCTATACCAAAGTCTCCGGGTGCCGTGTAGACAAGGTACCATAGTGTTGTGGCCGGCTGCATTTACACATCCCCATAGAGGAAATCCTCCCCTAAGCAATCAAAAATATATTGCTACCGGTTGGATACAATTTTTTGAATAAGATTATCAACAACAAAGGAAAAAAATGAGCAAGCAAGAGGATTATATTGCAAAAAAAAGCGATTCGGATGACTATGAGGTACACGGATTATTTCCTATTCCGGTATACATCAGAGAAAATTATCTCAACGAAGAAGATCTTGGTCGATTTCAAACATTAAAAGATTCGCCGAGGTCGCCCCACGTAGACAATACTTCTATGTACGGAGATCGCAGCGAAAATTCATATCTATTGAATCTGCCTCACATGATTCCTGTGAAATTAAAAATTGAACAGCATATTACTGAATATGCAAATTGTGTCTTGGCATTGGCAGGAGAATATAAAATAACGCAAAGTTGGTTATCAATAAAATCTCCAGGGCAACGCCATATCATGCATAGCCATGGAAATTCTATAATTTCAGGCACCTTTTATTTTGACAATACCGAAGAGGCAGAAGGTTTAACTTTTATGAAAACGGAAGTAGCTAATTGTTGGCAAATGTCTCCTTTGAGAAATCCTAATGTCAATAATCAGTTCAGTTTTACAGAAATCACAGTCGACATAACCAATAATATGTTGATACTGTTCCCCTCTTACCTCTGTCATAAAGTTGCAGGAAATGACACTAAAAAAGAAAGATATTGTCTTGCATTTAATTGTGTTCCTAAATACGGACTAGGATTCGAAAAAGATCTCACTGAACTAGAATTCGCCAGAATTAACCGAGATGATTAAATAATGCCGTTTGATCTTTGGTTTCCAACTCCGATACTTTCAGAAAAAATAGAGAATCACAAATTGATTAATGAGTCGCTATTGATTAGAATTTCTGAAATACAAAAAACGACTCCCACAGGAGGTAACAATTGGATCGGTAAACCTTACAACACCTGCGGAACCTTTAACATTGCAGACGACGAGGTGTTTTCGGATATTAAAAAAGAAGTCACCGCTTTTGTACACTTGTTTGCATCTAGATTGGGTGTAGACGTTAATAGAAATAAATTTAGGTGCACAGAAGGCTGGCTTAATGTTTACCGTCAAAATGATTTTCAAGAATTTCATCATCATGCTGGGCATCAATTTTCAGCAGTGTACTATGTAAAAGCGCCTATAGACAGCAGTCAGATAATCTTCGATAGTCCTTTAGCACCGGATATGAAGCCGTTGCCGATTTCATTACACAGTTTTATAACCGACACTAGAGCTAAGTACAGCGTGGAAGAAGGACAGGTAATAATTTTTAGAAGCGACTTACGACATTGTGTACCTTCGCATCAAGGGACCCAGGAAAGAATCAGTTTGGCATTCAACTTTGATTAATCATGAATTATAAAATATTACATCCATTTTCTCCCCCCATTTATAAATCAATATTAGAACAAGATAGTATTGATCTGTTGAAAGATATATCTAATAAAAGTAGAGACAGAAAAATAAATGTAGGGAACACATTGGCAGGTAATATTACCGAGCAATATCAAGCGATAATGGATGTGCCGCAGACACAAATTTTCCATGATAAAATTTCAAAACATGTTTCGATTGCTTTGAAAAATTTTGAAAAAAAATACTTTAAGAACCCTAGCGAAGAAGAAAAATTTAACAATATAGATTTTTCTTTTGGTGAAGGGGCCTGGATAAATTTTCAAAAATCTGGAGAATTTAATCCCATTCACCATCATACCGGAATGTTAAGTGCAGTAATTTATATTGACGTTCCAGCAGCAATAGCGGAAGAAAATAAAATTAAAAACTCAAATGCTCCGTCGGCAGGAGCTATTTGTTGGATTTATGGTAATGCAGCTGGGAGTATGCTGTGTACAGACTACATGTATACCCATCAACCTACTACCGGAGAGATCTTTATTTTTCCTTCAGGACTGCAACATTTGGTATATCCTTTTTCTTGTCAGGTTGAAAGAATAAGCATGAGTTTTAATGTATATGATGTGAAATTTAAAACATGAAATTCCTAGGACTACGGCTCTGCGATCATGATTCGAACATAGCTTACGCAGACGGCACAACAGTAAAATACATTAAATCGGAAAGAATATATCAGATAAAACATCACGGATATAACGATTTTTACTCCTATATTGAAGATGTGAAAAATTGGGGGATAGATTTCAAACAATTAGATGCTGTGTGTATAGTCGTAGATCAAATAAAACTGAATTTTATAAAAGAAGATGTATTACAACAACAGGCTCCACAATTTCTTCCTGGTATCGAATGTCCAATTTTTATTATCGATCATCATTATGCGCATTCGTTAAGTTGCTGGCCAATTGTTGATCTCGATACCGTCGATACTGCATTCGTGTTCGATGGCGTAGGTGACTTTCATATAACCAATTCCATCTTTAAAAAAGATCAAAGAATATCTAAATCTAATGTGTCGGGCATAGGTGTACTGCTGTCAATGTGGGGAAATTTTGCAGGCATCGACGGTCATCCGTTAGACATAAGTGGTAAGGTTATGGCGTTAAAATCTTACGGCAAAGTCAATGAAGATTTCCTAGAAAAATTCAAGGATCTATCTATATTAGATGCGGCCACAGTGTTTGACCTATATAACTGGCTACCTTATTTGAAAGCTACTAACGAAGGTTTTAACGAGATTAAGCCAGGAAGTGTAGATTGGATTGCTTCAATACACCGATGGATTGAACACAAGATGCCTGAATATTTTTTACAATTTGCAAATCCAGACGAAGTTGTGACATTTTCGGGCGGCGTCGCACAGAATATTTGTATCAATTCTAATCTTCGAAAAATTTTTAAAAATCTACATATAATTCCACACAATCCAGATGATGGGTTGTCTTTGGGTTGCATAGAATTTCTACGACAAAAATATCAGCAACCTAAGTTTAATAACAATAATTTTCCTTATTGGCAGGAAGAAAGGTCTCCAGAAAAACCATCAGACAAAACTATTGCACAAGCAGCACAGATGTTAGCTGATGGGAAAATAATAGGTTGGTTCCAGGGCCAGGGAGAAATAGGACCAAGAGCACTAGGCAATAGAAGCATATTAATGCGACCGGATCTTGCAGATGGTAAAAATATTATCAACTCTAGAGTAAAATTTAGAGAAGAATTCCGACCATTTGGATGCAGCGTCATGGAACAATACGCAGAACAATACTTTGAATGTGATTCCACTAGTCCCTACATGTTATACAGTTACAAGGTTAAAGATCCAATATTGTTTGACTCAATCACTCACGTTGACGGCACCAGTAGAATACAAACTGTTAAAGAAAGCGATAACCCGATCTTCTATAAACTTTTAGATAAATTTTGCCAGATCACAGAGGTGCCGATACTGCTGAATACTTCTTTGAACATCAATAAAAAACCCATCGCATCTACAGAAGATGATGCGATGGGCGTATTGTCTGAATCAGGTCTAGATGCTGTCTTCGTAGGCGATAGGATCTATCTCAAGGATTGAAGGGAAAAGTTGTGTCTGGTAAACTTATTTTTGGATTTTGCATAATACTGTCGCCGGGAAATTCCCCTTTTATTGTGCCCAAAGCACTGCCTCGCCAAGGCAAGTTGGGATCGTTTTTAGGAAATTGATCCTTTACGGCCTTGACCATATCATAAAATTCATCAACTTTAGGTAATGCACCTTCATCCATGGCATGCCATAATGCATCTAACTGTTGACCGACATCGGGATAAGAGACTTTTCTAAGCATAGAGTATTTTACACGTTCGTCCCATTCTGCTTGAATCTTGGCGAGATACGTCTCTACAACTTCTTTAGAAGGAGGAGTCCAACTAGAACCTTCCGGAATATCAAAATGAAGATGTTCATAGTCATATTCTCCGGTTTCGGGATTTTCGTCACTTCTAAAGTTCGCCCCAGGGCACAGTAGAGCCACAGCTTCGATTAATTGTGGTCTTGTAGGAAATTGAAATCCCATGTTTTATTCTCCAAAAAATTATATGTGTATTTATTGTCGTATTTCAGTGATGCGTCCAAAACTTGTACCATTTTCATGATTATTCTGCCCTGAACTACCTGTGGTACGGTTCCAATTAAATGTCCTTGTACCGCCGTCTGTGGAAGCGAACGACGGTTCATAGTAGATAGCCGATGTGGTGTTAGGAAAATCATAGTAGAGTATTTTCACCGTTTTAGGCGTGGAACTGTTATCTGGATCATACCATGCGGCGTTGATAAAACTGTGGTTGTTCTGTCCTGTGTCGTTGTTAAATCCAGCATATGTTCCGGTTACGATACTGCCGTTTCTACAGATCCTAACTCCAGCATCATGATTATTGGGCTCTCCGGATAGAAAATATTCTACGATAATTAGACTGTTGGTATATGTGGGAGTGATATTCAACCTAAGAGACGTCTGTATGTTTCCTGGATAACTAGTAGGCATACTGACCTGTGGTCTAGCATCGTAACGAATCACTGATGTTTGTAAAACAGCTCCAGTGTAGTTCATATTGGCTCTGCCTATGCTGCTGGCAGCGAATGAACCGTCAGTTAATCCTCCTGCGGCCAAAGATGCGTTTGGTAGGCTGTTTAATGAAGCACCGGAACCCGAGAGAGTGGTAGCACTGATATTTCCTGCTATAGTGGTTGCTTGTAGGGTTGCCATCGTTTATACCTTATTGTCTAATCTCAGTTATTCTGCCAAAACTCACACCATTTTCATGATTGACCTGCCCTGAACTACCTACAGTGCGGTTGATAAAAAACGTCCTTGTACCGCCGTCATTGCTGCCGTACACAGGCTCATAAAATCTAGCGGCGGTGCTGCCAGGAACATCATAGTAGGTTAATAGTGAGCAGGTTGGTGTTGAATTGGTATCTTGATCGTAAAATGTGTCTCCCAACAGATAGCTGTGACTGTTTTGTCCCACATTCTGGTTGAACTGTGCATAGGTACCGCTAGTAAGATTGCCTCCGTTAGTGGAAACGAACCATCCCGAATCGTGATTGTTGGCTTCGCCGTGGATCCACCATTCACAGACAATTAAACTGTTAGAGTACACTGGTGTGATATCCAATCTTAGCTGAGTTAATCTTGTTCCGCCTGTGGTACTATTTGTAGGTCCGCTATAGCTAGGTCTAGCATCGTAGCGGATAACTCTAGTCTGTATTACTGCACCAGCAAAGTTGAGTTTGGTATTAGTGATAGCATTGCTGTTGATCTGTGCATTGGCCAATGTGGTACCTGCGAGATTGCTAGAAGTTAATCCAGTGACACCTGATGCCGCACCGCTAAACGTTGTGGCCGCCAATGTTCCTGTTACTGTGGTTCCTTGTAGTGTTGCCATTATCTATACCTTATTGTCTAATTTCAGTTATTCTACCCCAACTGACTCCGTTTTCATGATTGTTTTGGCCGCCGCTGCCGATAGGTCTATTTTGAAAATAGGTTCTAGTGTTACCATCTGTGCTGGCTGTAGTGGGATCATAAAATACACTTGAAGTAGTATTGGGGAAATCGTAGTACAAGAAACTAGGGCTTTGAGGTGTCGAATTGTCATCCGCGTCATACCATTCGGAATTTATGAAACTGTGATTGTTCTGTCCAGTGTCTTGATTAAAACCTGCATATGTTCCAGTTACGATCGCGCCGTTTCTAGCCACTCGAAACCCTGCATCGTGACTTCCGCATTCGCCGTGTAATCTCCATTCGCAGATGATAAGACTATTGGCATAGGTAGGTGTTATAGTAAGGCGAAGGCTGCTGACCAATGTACCGGGATAGCTCGTAGGTGTGCTCCATCCTGGTCTAGGATCATACCTTACTAGAATCGTTTGCAGCACTGCACCCGCATACCCTATTTTAGATCTGCTGATGGTGTTGTTGGCTATCTTATCACTGGTAACTGCACCATTTTGGAAGGCGGTACCTGGAATACTATTTAATGACGTACCGCTGCCCGAAAAATTAAAAGGGGCATCTACTGTTAATGTGCCGGATATCGTTGTAGCTTGTAGTGTTGCCATCTTGGTTTCTTTCCTGATTATCTATCTTTTTTGATTTCATCTACTTGCTGTTTGAGCATTTTCACTGCTTCGATTAAATAGGCAGTTATCCTCTGATATGCTATCGTCACCGGTACTCCGTTGGTGTTTTTTCCTACAACATTTGGTATTATCTTATTGACATCTTCAGCTATCAATCCAACTTCATTTATTTGTGATCCATCTTTTCGATCATAAATTAGGCCGGTCAACTGTAATATTTTATCTAATGCATCTTCAATAGGACGGAAATTTTCTTTAAGTGCTATACTTGAAGTTTCGTTAAAGAGAGTGGCACTCAGTGAACCTGTGCTTGGTGTAAAGGCCAGTTTAGTCGATGACACATTGGCAGAAGTCACAGTTCCAGACGTAGCAGTCGTTATAACAGGATAATGCACAGTGGCCGACGCGGTTTGATTTGATAGAGATAAACTTCCGCTAGCCCAACTCAGAGTCCCGGATGCATTTGTTGATAGAAACTGCCCAGAAGTTCCGTCTACTGCAGGTAAAGTCCATGTGACATTTGAGGCAATTGTGCTTGCACCCTGAAATGCTACCCAATTTGAACTATCGGCATCTGCAAATCTCAAATCGCTTTGTGCATTTAAAATTGTATTACTTGTAATTACTACAGACGCTGTTCCAGTAGGGCTTAATGTTATATTTTGATCAGCTGCAGCGGTAACAACAGCAGTTGGGGCTACCTGAATAGCACCTATGCTTGGTTCACCAGTAACTCCGCCTGAGACTTTTCTTGCCATGATCTTATCCTTTAATTAAGCTGTTGATGTTTCGATACCGTAGGCCACCGCGCTAACACTGGCTGCACTTGATCTCACTACGATACGTTTACCAGCGTCCATAACAATACCGGTACGTTCTAGCACACCCTTGGCAGATAAACTTGTATCATATTCTATGAATTCTGAATCTGCCGGTACTGCTGACGATGGATCATTAGTTGTTATCGCTATCCTAATAGTGACTGCTGATGCTCCCCTGTTACAGACGTTGACAGTTGCTACCGTGAATGTACTCGCCGGGCAAAGATAAACACTTGTTCCGTTGCCTCCTGCTCCTAAATCCGCTACTCCTAGTCTTCCTGTTGCCATAATTTATTTCTCCATGTATGTATTTAGTTTAAAAAGTAATTGAATGCTATAGGTAAGCCAATGACTCCGCCTCGGAAATCAAAAGTAGCATTCATTTTAATAGCTGTGCCCGATGTGGTTGTAATGATGTTCGAACTATGAGTCTGCAGTAAAGAATGGATCTGTTGAAAATTCAGTGATCGTAGCTGATCCGCCACCTAAGGTAACATTACCCAAATTCAGTTCTTGTAGTCCGGATATATTAAATGCGTCTGCATTTAATGTTGCAATACCAGTGCTTTGTTCAATATTAAACAGATCTCCTACTCGGAAGTTACCGTCCTGATCTGTGCTTGTAAAGAACACTCGTCCGCCGTTAGAGTCGACTGCTTCATTGGCCGGAATAGGCGGCTGTAACGGAGTGTTGGGATAATTTGTCTCTATGAAACTACCAGTACCTATGTCTAAGAAATCATGTCCAGTTAAACGGCACTGGCTATAACGCAGTCTAGTGGTGACCGTAACAGCATCTTCGGGTGCTTCACCGATGGTTAAATTAGGACTGATCTGTAAGAATGCTGTGTAAGCACCGTCGTTGGTGCCCAAGAACGTGATCACGTTTACTAATTTGAATGTTCGATCTGGCAGATGTCCAAACACCACATTAGATCCAGGAGTTGGTTGTTCGGTGATCTGTCTCACTGCTACAAATGCTCCTGGTTGAAACACGTTGGCATACCCGTCACCGATGTCTACTTCACAGCTGCTGGTAACGTACTGTGAGCCTCGATTTACAAACGATGGATTGGCTAATACTCCCGATCCTCGTCTCACAGTCACTGGTGCTTCAAAGGTATTGTTAGGATCAGTAAATGTTATAGACGGTTCGGTGGTATAACCGGATCCAGGCTCTGTGATATTTACTTGGAATATCTTGTTAGATGCTACTAGAGCTCGGGCCTTAGTAGTAGCTCCAGTTCTAATGTATGTGGCCACGGTACCTGTGCTGCCACTAACCCCTACGAACTGTCCATAACGGTTTCTGTTACCAAAGGTGATAGCTGAGAATCCACTTGCTGCTGTGCTGGTAGCTCTCACAGTCCATGTAACTCCATCTGGAGAAGTTGCTGCTGCAGTGGTTGTGCTCACAGCAAGGAACACTCCCTGACCGTATGTGACCTTGGTCCATGATGCTGTGGCTGGCAGTGTGCTGGCTGTCCATGTTATACCATCTAGGCTGTATGCAGCTACAGTACCGCTGGTATTAGATACAGCGACAAACCTATTATTACCATAGGCTATGCTGTTCCAGTTCGATGAACTTGGCAGTGTGCCTGCTGTCCATGTGCCCGTGACTCCAGATGTGGTAGCATAATTTGTCACTGCGGTGCCGCTCTTGATAGCCACAAATCTGTTTTTACCGTATGCAATAGCTGTGAAGCCGGTAGT